GTATCTATGTTTGTATCTGTGCCTTTTGCAAAAGCAACAATCACAAAATCTATTGATCCGCTTCTTGTTCCACTTGCGGTCGCACCCAAACTTAAATCTTCTCTTGACTCATCTCCTGTTGATATAAACATAGCGGGAAATTGAGCATTAGATAGTTCCTCTGGGTCAAATGGCTCTCTTGTTAGTTTTTTAAATTCTATAGGTGATGATACAGCATCTAATACTGTGATTATGTTTCCTGCAATACTCTCTCTTTTACTCATCCTATTATTTTATCAATTTTATCTCTAAATACTTGTACTATTTGTTTTTCTTCTTGTCTATTAATAGCAAAAAATGGTCTTACTACTTTACCTTTACCTGCACCTGCAACATCATGGTAAAATGCTTTTTTATTAGCAAACATATTTCTAAAAAATAATGTTCCTATAGATGGTCTAATCTTACTTGTTAATGCACTAAACATTTGACCAGTATCTGTCAAATCAACAACACCAGACTCTTTAACCTTTGCTCTTTTATATCCTAATGAATATTTTTGAAATGGTGATCCAAAGACAGATACACCTTTTCTTTGTGTTCTATCTCTAATATTTCTTATTTGTAAAGCAGATACATTTGCCAATGCTTGTTTAATAGCATTTGGAAATTCTTTTTGGATTCGTTCTAAGGTTTTACTTAATTGAATTGTATTTGTTTTTATGGTGACAGCAGCAACCATTATCTACATACGCATTCGCCATTACAAAATTCACACATTTTTTACCTCTGCAATCTTAACATATGAATTGGCTCTTTTTCACTAGCTTGGATTGTACCGCTACTGTCCTCATCATATTCAACACCATCTCTTAGTACCGCTTGAAATTCTTCATTATATTTTTGTCTATAAAAATCCATTTTATTTTGAAAAGCATCTTTGCCATCTCCACCATCAGGATCTTTGAACTTTGATAGTATTGGGTAAATATACTCTGCTAATGCTTTATAAATAATTGATCTTTTCCATTGAGCATCAGTGAGTTTGCTGTTATCCATTTCTAACGTAGTGACTTTAGTAATATCTTTGTATCTAACTGTATGGCGGTATCTCTCCCACCATTCTTCTCTAATTTGTCTTAAAACATCATTTTCTGCGAATTGTAATTGAGTATCAAAATTTGTTATTCCAAATTCGAGTATATCAGGTTGGTAAGATGTAATATCTGAACTACCTACTGTGAATACTGATGTTGCTGCCATTATTTATCTTTCTTTTTCTTTGGTTTCTCTACCTTATCAACTTTAGGCTTATCTTCAACAGGTTTCCAACCACGCATTTCCCAAATCTTTTTATTTTTTTCATAATCTATTTGTGATCTTTCAATAGTTTTTTTTCCATTAGTAAGTTTCATGTTTGCCTTTCTAACAGGTGGGGAATTAACCCCACCCATAAAAGTATTATTACTGGATTGATGAGTCTGCTATTACTTCAATACCATATGAATCATGTAGTTCACCAACACCATAAACTGCTGTTGCTACAATCTCATCTGCTCTTAAAGAAGCATCTCTTTGTGTTTCAATCTTAATGTCCTGCATCATAGCTAGAGCAAGTGCATCTTTGTGGAACATTCCACCTTTATAGTCACCTGCTGTACCTGTGTTTTCCATGTTGCCTGTTTCAAAGATTTTGATACCTGCTAATTGTCCAATAAAGCCATTTCTTAATGCTTCATTAGATAAATCATGGTCTAAACCTGCAAAGGTATTTGTTAAACCTGATTTGAGGTCATATGCAACTTTTGGGTGTAATACAAGATATGTTTCATTAACAGGTAAACCTGCTGCTCTTAGTGTTGATGCTGCATTAAATACAGTTGCAGGAGTTAATGCTGCACTATCTGTACCTGCTGCTGTGCTAAAGCCATCAAATAGAGCAATTAAATCTTGATCCATTTTCTTAGCGATAGCTTCACCAAATAATCTACCAATATCCGCAGCAACATTTCTTGGTGCTGAGTTTCTTGCTAGATCTGTTAATGTAGTCATTACTCCAACTTCTGATGCTGTTATAGTTACAGAACTTGGATTGATTGCGGTGTTAGATAAGTCTGATGCTTCACTTACTGCTGCGGCAGATACTGCTGCATAAATAGGAACTTCAACTGACTTTCCACCACCTGCAATTGCGTAGTTCTTCACAAGATTTTTCATTATAGATTTCTCTTGAATGACAAATTGTGCTTCAGCTACGATCTCTGTATATAGTTCACTTAACGTTGAACTGGTGCTTTCATTAGCCATAGTTATATCCTTTCATAGATATTATTTATTTAAGTTAATAATCGTACTAACACTATCTCTTTGCTTTCTATGTTCTGCATAGAGTTTCCTGTCAGCAGGATTATTCATGTCTAGTTCCGAAATATTTAAAGTCTTATTCGTGTCTGACTTACCCACATTAGATACACTTCCACTCCCACTTGGAGTTGCGCTTTGAAAGTGTGCGTTTTGCGTCAAAAACTCTTGGACTGCTTCATCAACAGTTAGTAGTTCACCTTTTGAGTTATATCTTGGAGTTTTATCTTTATCAAGTATTTCTACTCTACCATCTGCATTTAATTGAACATTATCTTTTAAAAGTTCTTTAATCTGTTCTGGATTGACTGCATTATTTTTAGAAGCAGAGTTTATTAATTGTTTATCAATTCTTTCGTTCTTTAGTTCTTTCTCTAGCTTTGCGACCTTATCTGTAAATTCTTGTGATTTCTTTTTTATCACTTCATCAAACTTACCTCTTTCTAATGCAAGTTCTTCTTCTTTCTTTGCTTTCTCAGCAATAGCTAATTTTGCATCTTCAAGACTTTCAATACCTAAATCTTTCATTATGGAAAGTTTTTGTCTTGCTAACCTCTCTTGCACTATTTTATCTATATCAGCTTGTTTGGGTTGAGATTGTTCTTTAGTTTCTTTTACTACTTCTTCTTGTTTTGTTTCTTCCTGTACTGTTTCCGGTTTTAGATTCTCGTCAGACATAATAATTCTCCTTAATATTTATAGATTTAATATAAATTTAAGTATTTTCAATTAAATTTTTGCATCATCTGGTACTTTTGTATAATCAAAAATTCTTTTAAGAATATCATCTGATAATTTTTTGTTTTCTAATATAGCTTCTAACAATATTTCTTCGAACTCTGGATTATCATAATAATTGATTTGCCTTATGCTAAATGGCAATTCACCAAATTTTTGTTCATAAAGTTTGTGTGCTGATACATAACTCATAATATTACTCCTATCTCTTGTATTATTTGTTCCATCATTTGTGTAGTTTCTGGTGCGTAATATCTCATTAGTTTTATATATATTTGTCCATACTTAGGATTTGTGCTTAACTCAATGAAATTTGCAAAAATTTCTGATGTATGACCTTCTGTGACTGCCATACCAAATCCCTTAGTATGTGTATTAAATTTTCTATAATAACTTAATTTATGTCCATAACCAAGTTTGTTATTTGTGACTGCACCAATATAATCAAAGAAAGCATCTAAATGATAAACATTATTTGATGAAAATTCTGTTTTAGAAATTAAATTTAACATTTTTCTTTTGTCAAAATCGCCAAATCTACTAAATAATGTATTCATTTCTTTTTTACTTAATGGAAAGTCTGGGTTTGCTTTTAATACTTTTGTTAAATAATTATCAAATTCATTTACATTTGGTGGAACATCATTAAGCAAGTTAAATCTTAAAGTTAGATTTTTTTTTGTATTTTTTTTTAAATTATTTCTATCATTTAAAACTTTTCTACCTGCATAACTAGATAAAGTTTGTCCTGATGGCAATTTTTCAAACATTTCGTCTGTTATACCCCCAATGCTTTTTAACTTTTTAAATAAATTTTTTCGTTTATTTTCCTTTAGAAGTCTTAAAATATTATCATCAATTCTGTGACCATATTCATGTCTAAAAGTAGAATCAAATCTTATTGGATCTAACATTTCTTCAATAACTATCTTATCATCAATTCTTCTATAATAACTTCCATCTTTACTATCTTTTATTAATCTTTTTAAAGTAGGTAAAAATGTTATAGCTTTTACAATCGGATTTGTTTTGTCATTCTTAATAGACTCGTATGCAGAGTCTAATAGTTTTGCTTCTTCACCTGTCTTTTTAAAAATGTTTTGATCTTTTCTGATCTTTTGATTTACCTTTGTTTGTTCTTGAATGTTGTCATCTGTTTCTTCAGTAAACCAATCATCATCATACAAAATAAAGCTGTGCCTACATCTATATCCACCTCTATTAACAAATGGATCAGTACCAGACTTTCCTCTCCATGATCCTTGCCATATCTCTCTAGCTTCTTCTTCTGTAAAAACTCTATTTAAATATCTTCTACAAAAATCTCTAGTTGTAGTAATGTTTGTTCCCACATATTGATATTTAGTTATACCTGCTTCTTTGCCTTTGTATAAAGTAAACTGACCATCAAACTGCATCAAACTATCTTGTGCTATTTGCCCTGCGTATCTTCTCATGTTGTTGCCTAGAATATCTGAAGCATATTTAGTATGAAGTATCTCTCTTGCGTTTTTTACTTTTGCAATAATCTGTGC